GCAATGAATCCAGAAAGAGAGCTACCTATTAAGACGAATGATGCCTTTAGTAGTAAATCAAAAAGATCTACATTTGTTTGATCGATTATAATTTGCCTATGGATCATGATTTGAATAACAATAAAGCTAATTGTTAGCGATAAAAAAAACAAGATGATTGCTAGTGTGAAAACAGTATTGGACAAAAATTTCATTAGATATGACCCAGTCCATATGATAATCTATGCATAAGCTCAGCTTCAAGTTCTAACAAATCATTATCTATAGGACTTTTGTCATTCTTATTCATATCAAACACTTCTTTTAATGACACTTCGCTTTGTTTAGCCTCCCCTGATTTAATTCTCCCTTCTTGTTTATCAGAGGAGGCTCGATCTTTTAAACGAGTTCTCACGTCCCTTAGGTATGGCTCTTTAATTTCAAAAATTACACGAACATCTTCAAGGAAATTCTTTGTTTCTAAATTTCCGTTTGACGAACAATTATAACACTTGAAGTTTTTAAGTTGTTCATCATCCAGAATATTCGTTTCACCACATTCGTTACAATCGTATCTGTATAACCTCTTAAGGGGGCCATTCGATGTAGAAAATGCGATGAATAGGTTGATAACATCCTTAGGATTATGAGCAAATTTAAAAGAAAATCGGTAAGGATTCAGGTTTCTAGCACCCAAGCGCACTTCTTGGTTAATGAAAAGTTCGAGTTGAGGCGAAATTTCATGAAAAGGAATAATATTATTCAGATATGGTTTCTTCGAGTAGATATTTGCTAATTCTGAAATGAACATAATCTTCCTTCAACCTCCTTTTCTCAGATGGATTGTTATAGTAATGTATCTCTATAGATCCGTCTCTTTCTCTTAAAGAAACTTCGACAAATTCAAAACTATCACCTTGTGGAACTTTAAAGTTTTTTTCATTAAATTTCCAATAACACGATAATTCACTAACTTCCTCGTGTTCGTGAATTAGATCTTTAAGGTTCCAATAAACTTTTGAGTTGTAAATCGGATCCCTTTTTGGGTTTCGAGTAGAGGATTTAATGAAGTTTTTATCTAAAAAAGTAAATGCAAAGATAAATCCATTATAAAACTCACTAGGATCTAAGTGAAGTGAAAGATCTTGATAAAAAGCAGACTTTACTCGATCAGCATACAATTCAGGATCAGACATTTTCAGTTCATCTTTTAAAAACATTAAAATCTTTTCATTAACTTGTTCTTCTGTTAAATGATCTTTCATGTGTTCTTTTATCACAGTTTCAGCTTTCTCAGATTCTTCTTTGAAGATTTGATAAAGTAAACTATGAATAGCAGATTCGTTATATTCTAAAACTGCAATATCTCCGTCCAACTTCTTGATAAATGTCTTTACCTGCTCTAATACAGTAGCGTGATTTGATGATGACTTTGATAAATAGTGCTTTCTTAATCGAATTTGTAATAATGAGTTGTCAAAGTCTAAGATACAAGGGACATAAAAGTTTGCGCTTTGCTCACCTCCACCTAACTTTATAGTCTCAAATCGATAGAGAATTAATACTTTATTTTCGTCTTTTCTTATTGAAATGAATTTCTCATCTTTATCAATTGTTGCATTTATGTAGCGATTTAGCTGTGGCTGACCTTCAAAACGACTAATAAGTTCGTCTGCATTTATTTCACTTACAATTGGATAAAGATGAACGTGGTCTTGAACATCAAAGATTAACTTTTCAAAGAGAATAGAGTCAATAATTTCGTCACCTTCTGGATTTTCATTCATATTTTCGTTTAAAATCAAAGAAATTTTCTCCCATGTACTTCCTGTTACTTCTACAGTTCTTAATTTTTTTGAATAATCTTCAATATAGTCTGGTAAAATCGCATTCAATTCTTTTTTGATTTCAAAATTCCGTAAAATTGGTGTTCGATATGATCTTAGTAGATTTTCCATAATACAACCTTCTTTCTAAAAAATAACGAAAATTAATTATTCAACCCACTCAACACTCCCTACATTCCCCTTAATCGTCGCAAAACCATCCACTCGGCGGTTGAAGACCAACTCCAACCGATATCTTGCAAACTCCTCCGTCACGACGAAGTAATCCGCAATATCAGATATAACCACCATCTGATCAGCTGCAGCGACATAAACATCTTCCAAGAACCTTGCTGGCATCAGTAAATAAGCTGACATCCGTTTAGCCTGATTCTCGGTTTTGGCTATGAAACTACTATCCGTAGCAAGTTGAGAAATATGGTGGGCGTAGATATGACAAAACTCCTCAGCCAGAAGAAGCTTCTTTTCGATTGCATTCAGACCAGGTCGAAGGTAAATGACACCATGACGATTTTTCTTTCCTGGTATCGAAAAAGCCTTTATCCCTTCATCGACATTTTCTTCTAGAAATGGCTTGTCCAAAGGCATAATCCTAATTCCATATCTCCAACATATCTCATACATGTCGATTTCATCGGGATATTTATATGTAAAGTGGGAGAGGACCTTATTGGCCCGTTCCTCCCAGTAGTCGTTTTTAGTTTTAGGTAGAAGTTGTCCTAGTTGCATATAAACACTACCTTTTACTTGATGATTTAAAAGTCACTGTAAAGAATACCTACCAAACCAGTAAAATTATACATTAAATTCAATAATTTTACTTGTGTGGGTGAAATAAAAGACACGCATCAATCGTGTCTTAAGTTAATCTTCGATGTCTCCGAATCCATCTCCATAATCTTCGTCGTCATCCTCCAGGAAAATCTTTTTCATTTTGTATAGTTTAATTAATTCCTTTACTTTTTTTTCTGGATTAGAAGAAAGATCATGGAAAAGTACCGGATGTTTTTTGAGTTCTTTGAAAACTTTGTACTCTTCTTCCGAAAGTGTTACTTCTTGACCAGAAACAGAAATCTTATTATCCGCGTAAGTAGTTGGTAAAAAAATTTCTTTTCTAACATCGAATAATACTGACAGTTTCTCAGCTTGTCTTTCTGTTGGTGCAACATTTCCTGCGAATAGCTCTAACAGTTCTGTTTGACTAATTTTTAATAAATCCATTAATGTAGTATTTTTAATCTTTCTACTGCTTGCCATATGTTGAATTTTAACACCTATATCTTTAAACGGAGGTCTTTCATTAGGACCCGTAACAGTTAGCAAAGGTTCGGAGGAAGATTGCTCAACTCTTCCTAACAAGTAATCAATAGTTACATCGTAATAATCAGCTAATTTTAAAAGTGTTTCATAATCTGGTTGGCGAGTACCTCGTTCATAAGCTGTGTAAGCAGGTCTTGTAATCCCTAAATAGTCCGCCACCCTTTGTTGGGTATAATTATGTACTTTTCTCAATTTAACTAACCTATCCGATAACATGCACTCACCTCTTTCTAAGTAGTATTTTACTGTAACAAATAGTTACATTAAACGATTGGTAACAAAAAGAAACATTATTTTATTTAAATGTTGACAATGTAACAAAATGAAACTATTATTAAAGTAACGAAATGTTACTAAATGGAGGTGAGACAATGAGAACGTGGTTGAAAGAATATAGGACTGCAAAAGATTTAACTCAATACGATGTTGCTCAAAGAGCTGGAATAGAAAGGTCATATTACACAATGATTGAGTCTGGTAATAGAACCCCTAGTGTTCATGTAGCTCAATCAATAGGAAAAGTTTTAGGGTTTGATTGGACTATTTTTTTCGCACCGAAAAGTAACGATTCGTTACACGAACAAAGTTCAGCTTAATGTAAACAAGGAATCCTAACTATTCAGCTTCTTCTCCACAACCGCATAGAGCGCCGACGAGCGGGAGGGTGCGATGATATGAGCCCTACCCAAATACATGCGATGGTCACCGCCACGACTCGACGTTGTATGCGGTTGATGGAGGAAGAGAAAAAGGAGGACCATGAAAAATCAATAGTTAATCAAAGGCGGTGAAACCGTATATAAATGAATCCAATTCACGTGAAGCGGCTTGTATTAGTTACCGGTGATGAATACGAAAATATTGAGTTAACAAATGAAATTCCAGAATGGTTAAAAGGGAATGTGCCAGATGAATTCATTTTTGTGAAATCTGACATATTCAAGGTATTCATTAATACTTCAATGGTTGTTTCACTTGAACAAACAAACTCACAACTTCAAGTTATTTCTTCTTAGTCTGAGATAACGCGCTGCCTGCTACACTTTTTGAAGCTTTACTATAGCGATTATCTCTGAGGATTTTACTAGCTTTTTTAGCAACCTTTTTTGAGGTCTGTTTCCTGTTTGCCATATACACACCCCCTTCCCGTTTACCAATATTCGACAGGAAGTGAGGGATTCCTTTGAAGGAGTGAGTGACACCATGAACATAGCTGAACAACTACAAAAATCCGAGTTGAAAACTGAAATTCTCAGAATCGCTTTGAATCTCAAGGAAGATGAGCGATATACGAAACAAGATGCTGTCGTAGATTTACTTCAAGTTATTGATCAACACAATCTTTAGGAGGTGGCTAAATGAGCACAATTCAACTTCATGCTTCGCATACACATGAACAAAGGGGGAATGCAAGCATGAAGGAATTCAAATCAGGCAACACGACCGTTGTCATTCACTCCCAGTTGGCTCTGCTGAGTCCTACTGAACAAAAAGAGTGGTTTGAAAGGGAATGGGAAAAAGGGAATCCCGTTCTGAAACAAATCGCAAAAGCTGTTATAGATTGCTACCGCCAATGAAAGGAGAAGCTTTGATGAATCAACTAGTTTTTATTCAAAACAATATACCTGTAACAGACAGCCTAACAATAGCAGAGGTGTTCGATAAACGTCATGACCTCGTGATACGTGATATCGAAAATCAAATTGAAAAACTGAATCAAGCTGGCGAAAAAGAATTTTCACTCCGCAACTTTGAGGAGTCAACATATACGAATGAACGAGGTCGTCAGTATCGGAAATTCAATTTGACAGAGGACGCATTCACTCTAGTTGCCATGGCGTACACTACACCGGAAGCGATGAAAATGAAAGTGACCTTCATTCAAGAATTTAAAAAGATGCGTGAACAGATTGAACAAAACAAAGTCCAAGTTTTAGATGACCGGACAGCGTTAATTCAGTCGTTAAAACTAACTGCTGAAACGGCTGAACGTACGGATCAACTTGAAAAGGCTATTAATCAACATAATCAAAAAATTTTAGAAATCGAAACCAAGGTTAATGAACAAATCACGCTAGATCATGGTGAACAACGGCGGGTCCAAAAATGCGTCGCGACAAGAATATATGAGCTGTGCGATGACCCTAAGAATCGTCCGAAGTTATTCCGTGAGTTATACAGAGAAATCAAAGATCGTTTTGCCGTAGCGAGCTATCGAGATTTAAAACGTCGAGATATGTTGCAAGCAATTAATTATATCGTCAACTGGGTTCCACGTAAGGTTTCGTAACTCTACTATACTTTGATTCTACGTATAGAAAAATATGCGAATCAATACAAAGGGGGAATTCTATTTTGCAAGCAAAATATGTCGGTGAAGCTGTCGAACGACTTCTTGAGGATGAACAAATTCAAGGGGTTCAGTTAGCCTGGGAGCTTAACGTTTCGGAGCAGTTGGTTTCACATTATAAAAACAACCGTCGGAAAATGCAGCCCGAAATAGCAGAACATTCAATAAAAAGAATGGATAATCCATTTTACATCATGGAAATATTGCATAAGTTTTCGGATTATTGTTCACCGCCAGTTTTTAGAGGGAGATCGGTCGAAGAACATAGACTCGCGTTTGAAGAAGTCACGATAACAGAAGCGTACGAAGCGATTGAAACGCTTGAAGAAGTCAGTTTTGTCAAGTCACCGAAACTTGTCACAAAAGAAGAAAGACAACGGATAAAAGATACAATTGGTGAATTGTTGGATATCGAGGCATGGGCTAGAAACTTAGCTGCTATTCTTTGTTCTGAATATCAGATTTCATGGAAAGAAGCATACAAAACAAGGATTCCTAATTGGAAGGCGAAAGGGTGGATGGAATGAACGCACACAAAAAACGCTATTACCAAATGATGGCCAACGAAGCCAAATGCGTGAGAGAACTACAAATTGAAATTGAAGGCAAAATGATTGATCACGACTATGATACTGCAATTGAACGATGCAGCGACATGATGCGTTCTTTACAGACAATGAAAAGAATCCGAGCAGAGAAGCAATTAGTAGACTTACTACACTCTATCGCCAAAAACGTTATGGGGAGACCAGGCGCATGAAGTTACCGAATTTGAATGAAATGACGGATGTTGAGGCGATTCAGTGGTATACAACAACGGTAAATCGTTTGATGAGAAAAGGGAAACTCCGTGAATACCACCAAGATCTCCTAGAGTGGAAACATCAGTTGAACGAAAGGCTTGAACAGAATAGGAAAAGGGGGCGGATCGATTGTTAGACGAGCTCCACTTCATACTTGCTTACGGAGGTTTCTTGTTCATTGTTTTCGGGGCAATCGTTATGTGGTATTCGACAGACAAATAAAAAAGCAGCAAGCTATTTTCGGTAGCTTACTGCAGTATAAATGGGTGCAAAATCATCTGTTCATATTCTATCAAGAATTATTGATTTTAACAAGGAGTTGTACTGTTTGCTCGTAGATAATCAAGACGTATACAAAGTCCTTCTCCCCCAATGGATATGGGAGAGAGCGAAAAATAAAGAGCATTTTCTGAAGTTTGTACTCCAGTATATGCGGAGATATCCGCACTATTCTGTAAAGAGTGTAAAAGGTAGATTTGCAATTTGTATAAGGAAGTAGGTGATACGATGCCCGAAAGCTATCCATTTCCAATGTATTCGGGGCTTTTAGAACCTAAACACTACAAACGAATAGGGGCGGCGATATGGTTATTTCTCTGGTGCATCAGCTCCACTACAAAGGAAGTTGAACGGGATGGGGTAGTTTGGGGCATTGTTCTAGGGAATAAGCCGTTAAAACTAAAAGAATTGGCCGATATATTCGGAGTTAATGAGAAGACGATTAGACGCTGGTTAGAGGTCCTAGAAGAAAGTGAATACATTAGGATTACTAGAGTTGCTTATGGTTTGATTATCTCCGTTAAAAACTCGAAAAAATTCCATAACAGGATGGACAATAATGTCCACTCTGATGAAAGAGAATGGACAAAAATGTCCAATCCAGAACGGACAGATATGTCCACTCTCTCGGACAAAAATGTCCACTCTAATAAAGATATTACAGAGATAAATAATAATACTACTACTGATAATAAAGACCCAGTGGATTTAATCGCTGAACGATTTGTTGATTTAAAAACCATTCAAGATGGTCGTCCTTCTTATCCAAGTGCTGAAGATTATCGAGTAATCGCCCAGGTAGTCGTCCAGGGAGTGTCGGTCTCCCAAACTATCAAATTACTCGAACAGTGCTTTGATGATTTTAAAAAGCGAAAGCCAAACGGTAAGATTTCCAGTTTTAATTACTGTAAGGACTACATTCTTGATCATTACAACTCGCTTCAAGCGAAGGAGGAAGCGAAGAAAATAGCGAAAAGGAGGATTCCTGATGGCTACCAAGACAATCGAGGAAGCACTAGCAAAGATCAGGTTAAGAGCAGTTCCATCACAGGTAATCGGGTCGGAAGGATTCGAAGAAAAAAAGCCTGAATGTCCACGTTGCCAAGATAAGCAAATCCTCATTTACCGTGTTCACAAAGATGCTAAATGGATTGAGGAATCCAGATGGATAAACGGCCAAGAAATCGTCAAGTTAACACCTGAAACGATGGTTCCAGAATCCGACTTTCTTGCTGGGAAGGTATGCCAACCGCAGGATGCCTGGGAATGGCGTGATACGTTCTCGATCCGCTGTGATTGTGTTGCGCAAAGAAAGTCAAATCGCTTGATGAAATCAAGTGAAATTACCGAAGAATTTAAACGTCTTGGTTTCCAAAACTTCTGTACGGATGGAAAGCCGCAAGTGATTCTCGATGCTTACGAATGTGCTTTGGAATATTACCAAGACTTTGAGATTGTGAGAAGTGAACGAAGAAACTCTATCGCCCTTTTAGGGCAACCGGGTGTCGGTAAAACGCACTTGCTTACAGCCATTGCAAACAACCTTATTCAACGAAAACAGGTCCCAGTCCTGTATTTTCCTTACGTTGAAGGATTCAATGACTTGAAAGACGATTTCAATCAACTTGAAGAAAAACTTGAGCGTATGAAAAAGGTGGATGTTCTGTTTATTGACGATCTATTCAAGCCAACTGGACGTGACAGAAAACCAAGAGCAACTGAATGGCAGATTGAGCAAATGTATGCGGTCATTAATCATCGGTACCTTAATTATCAACCCATCATGATTTCATCAGAACTAACAGTTGACGAGCTGGTGGACATAGACGAGGCGCTTGGAACAAGAATTTATGAGATGTGCCAAGACTTCTGCGTGGTGATTAAGGGAGATAGAAAAATCTTAAATCATAGATTGGTAGGTGCTTAAAAATGTGCAAATTGTGTGAAGGTACACACGTGATACATGAACAAGGTTCATTTTCGGTTCAATACCGTGCATGCCCAAACTGCGGACCAATAGACGAGAAGGTATTGCAAGAAAAGTACAGACAGCGTCGAGCGAGGCTTGAGGCCGCAAGAGTAAAGCTCGAAGGGAAAAGTGCGTGATAAATACACCATGAAATACTACATCGCGCTAGATCATTGCAATCTTGACTGGGTGCCAGAAGACGTACAGAAGGTAGAGCAACTGTGGAATGAGGGACTTTCAATCACAGAGATTGCTAGAACAGTCAAAAGACCGATAAAAGACGTTTTTCTGTTGATATTTGACCGTGCCGAATTAGGGTTTATCGAAGAAAGAGAAGGAGGGATATTTGGATGCAACTTGCAAAAGCAGTTGAGCAAAGAAAGGAGTACTTGATAAATCAACTTTCGTTTTATGGCCATGATGTTGTCGAAGTTGAGAAATTGACGCTTTCAGAACTTGAAGCGCTGCATATCAAAGTGAAATGTCAAATCGGGCACGAACTTTCGAAAATTGATGCGGAGGGGTGAGAGATTTGAAAAAGTGTATGGAATGCGGAAAAGTAGCGTTAAAGTATCGGAGTTATTGTGGGGAGTGTTTTTCCCGTTTACTTAAAGACAAAATTAGAGAAACTTGAGGGGTGCATATGTCACAAACGAAATATAAATCCAAAAAAGTTGAAATCGATGGCCATGTGTTTGATAGCAAAATCGAGGCAAGGTATTACCAGCAATTGAAATGGTTGCAGGAACATAAACAAATATTATTCTTTCGAATGCAACCAAGATACTTGTTGCAAGAAGGGTTTGAGAAGAACAGAAAACGTTACAGAAAGATTGAATATATCGCTGATTTCGAGGTTCACCATCTGGATGGAAGTATTGAAGTGGTTGATGTGAAAGGAGTTGAAACCGAAGCTTTCAAGATTAAGAGAAAGCTATTTGAAAAGAAATATCCCCACAAGCTTAGCTTGGTTACATACGTGAAAAAATACGAGGGATGGATTGAATTGGATCAGTTGAAGAAATTACGAAAACAAGCAAAAAAGGAGAGGGGCAAATGCAAAACGTCCTGATTGCGGATGATCGTCCCAAGTGGATGGTCAAAGAGGACAAGCTGATGACATGTATGAAACGCTGTCGCTTGTTTCGGAAGTGTTCGAGTCGTTACGGTGTTGAGTGCAAGAAACTTGGTGGGAACGAGATTCCGAAGATGCGTGGTTGAACGATATTGCGAAGGAGTTGGAAAAAATGGCAGATGAAGTCAAGCATATAGAAATATATTCAAACGGTATTGCTAAGATTGTTTACAAAGACGATGAAGAAATGCTTATCAATAATGTTCATTATATCGATGCGATATTAACAGGATGGAACGAAGAGGACATTGGGATAAAACGTTAATGAATAGTACGAGAATATGACGTAACAAAGGAGGCATACCATGGAATTCTTTGAGGAACGAATAAAAGATCTTTCGACAGCCGGTCTAATGGCGCTTTATCAAGACATTGTACACCGAATTGGGTTGCATGTATTTGGTGGGAATCCTGTCGTCGAATATGTACGCAAGCAAGAGAGAATTTTGAATCTTATCCAGGATGAAGTTATAAGAAGGGGGAAACGGGATGCAAGTTAGGACATCTTTTCTCTCAAAAGAAGAGCTCGAAAAAGTTCGGATCGGCTGGAAGTGTGATTTGGCCAAGCGTCCTCCAAAAAGACCAATTGATTGGAAGTGGAGATCTTCTCGGAAGGAATCAAAATAAAACGCCAGGACTCCTCCTGACGGAAATATGAACTAAGTTAATTATAGCACGGGAGGGGCTCATTGTGAGATTAAAAGAATTAAAAGTAAATCCTAGTACAATGATGCTAGAGTTGGATATAATGGGATTAAATAACAAAGCTATTGTTATTTGTGACGGCAAGGTCAAAATGGCTGATTTACCTTCTTACGGGGAAACCAAAATTATTACGCATCAGGGGAAGGTGAAACGTGTGAAGTTTGATGAGGGGGAAGAATTTTGAATGCAACAAAGATATTAGGAGAGCCTGATAAAAAAAAGGGCATAATGGCTGATATAATCATAGTATTTTTTTTAGCTTTGTTTTTCTTTTCTTCATTGATCATATTTGGTGTTTTACAAGCAAACATTGATTTAGCTTTAAGTGTGATAGTATTCATTTTTTTGTTCATTCTGCGCATTTTCCTTGCAATTTTAAGACGGTATAAAAAATCAAAAAATGCAACGAAATGGACTACTTTAATTCATGAATACTGCCATAAAATAATGGCAAATAAATTAGGATATAATGCACAAGTTATAACCAACGAGAAGAAATTGGAGGTAATCAAAGCAAAAACCGGTATAGACTTAAACGGTTATTGTAAATTCAGCAACAATGAAGAATTTAAAAAAAGAGATTTTATTATAATATCTTTAGCCCCGTTTCTTTTTTTTATTTTTATGTTTATTCTCTTACAATGTATACAATATTTTATTGCTTGGATATTAGTAAAAGTTATTATTTCAATAATTAGCTATATGCTTATATTTAGAATAGAAGGGTGTAGTAATGATATACAGATGGTCATAGAAACTAGGAGAGTGAGTGAAAATAATAAAATAATGTACTCAGCAAATAGATACAGATTTGTAGTATATGAGAAATATTAAGTTCTACCAGCCAACTGGAGGACACTGAATGAACGCTTTAGGCGTTTGTTTGGTGTCCTTTTAATTTTATATAGGGAGGTAGCAAGATGGAGCAAAAGATTTTTCAGTTACCTGAAATCAATCGTGAGGAAACAAAAAAGAGAGTTGAAGCGGCATTGGAGAAATATAGATTTTATTTACTCACCTATCCTGAAGAACAGTTGCCAAAGGTGACAACAACCTATTCCCTTGTTCCTCCTGCCAACACAAATGCGTTTTATTCATCTACGGAGAAAGCAGCTATTGATAAAGTGGACTTTGAACTTGAGCGAGAAGAATACATGAAATGGATGATTCGTGGAGTAAATCGTCTTAATCAAAAGGAAAGAGAGCTAATCATCAAGCGATATTTAAGTGAAGAAGATGTTTATGATTATGAAATCTACAATGATATGGGAGTGAGCGAACGAAAATATTATCGTATTAAGTCCCGTGCGTTTTACAAGTTAGCTTTCATTTTGCGAATTGAAAAATATAAAGAAAAAGCTGAGGTGAAAGCATGAACTTAGTACAACCAATTCGAGATCCAGAGAAGGTACAGCAAATAAAACAATTTTTCAAAGAAGATAATCAGCGGAATTATTTGCTTTTTTTGATGGGAATTAATACCGGACTTCGTATTTCCGATATATTAAAGCTAAAAGTAGAGGACGTAAAGGGAACCCATATTATTCTTCGTGAACAAAAAACAGGCAAACAGAAATGGATACGTATAACACCTACACTGAAACGGGAATTAAAACACTACATTGAACACAAAGCAGACCATGAATACCTTTTTAAAAGCCGTCAGGGAGGAAATAAGCCAATTGGTCGTTCGATGGCGTATAAGATATTAAGGAAAGCGGCAGAGCAATACAAATTAAAAGATATAGGTACTCATACACTCAGAAAAACGTTCGGCTACCACTTTTACCAACAAACCAAAGACGTAGCCATGCTTCAAGAAATCTTCAACCATTCATCTCCAGATATAACTCTTCGTTATATCGGTGTGAATCAAGATAGTATGGATAAAGCAATGACGAAGTTTAAAATTTAAGCTCACTTGCCGATAAGACAAGTGAGTATTTTTTTATCCATAATATTACATCATCAAAAAATATTGGTTGTGTAACTCGTTTGAGAATGTATAATGAGGTCAGAGATATCAAGGCTTTCAGCCTTCAGGGGAGTTACACAAAATATAAGATATGTGTAATTATGTAGAAAATTCATTTCAAGATTTTGTGTTTTATTCTATTCTTTATTATATATTGGCTAGTTTTAGGGGGAGTATTAATTGAAAGTTACTTTACCGTATCGACTTACAAGAGAAACCATGTATCAACTTCTTGAAAGAGTAATTGACAGAGACCTTTTTCCGAAAGATAAAGAGATAGATTTTGACTTCACAAGTTTGTCTTTTATCGAACCAGTCGGTGTTACTATTTTAAGTAATTTATTTGAATGGTTAAAAAAAAGAGATATTAGAGTAATAATTACATATCAGAGCAGTATATCTAATGATAAATGGAATCCGATTAAATATTTGGATGATTCTATGTTCTTTAAAAGATATACAGGAAGGACTCTTAATGATGATGCACGTGTCAGAGATACGACTATTCCCTTAGAAATAGTAACTTATGCAAATAGTTATCAGTGGCTAGATAGCAGCTTAATGAATTGGCTATCAAGAACATTAAATATAACCAAGAACTCATTAACAGATATAAAGATGTGCTTAGGAGAAATTTTTAATAATATTAATGATCATGCTCAAGAAAACACCGGGTGTATTTTTGCACAACACTACCCTGCTAATAATAAAGTGAGTATTGCAATATCTGATTTTGGTGTAGGTATACCAAATAATATAAGAAAAATTAATCCTTCACTTAGTGATGGGGAGGCTTTAGGCAAGGCGATAGAAGAAGGATTTACTACAAAAACAAATCCAAGGAATTTAGGAGTAGGACTTCACACATTGGTCAAGAATGTTGTTGAACATAATAAAGGGTCTCTATTTATACATTCAAACTATGGTATACTTAATTGCATAAGTGGGGATACTAATTATACTTTTAGTAATGAGGATAGTTTTTATCCTGGTACTTTAATCGAAATTAACTTAAGAACTGATACCATTTTCGAAATTGAAGAAGTTGAGGAGGAGTTCGAATGGTAACCATAAACGTTTTAGACCATGTTGAACACTGCTACTCCAATCAAGACGGGGCTATAATCAAAAGCATCATTATAAGAGCGCTCTCTAACAATGAATGTGTAACAATTTCTTTTCGTGGAGTCGATGGTGTAACTTCATCATTTGTTAATACAGCTTTAATTGAATTATTAGATAACTTTGATTTTGATTTAATTAAAGCAAATGTAAAGTTTGTGAATTCATCAAAACAAATCAACAATATGATAAGAAGTCGTTTTAGGTTCGAGGTGAATAGGAGAAAAAACTTAGTTAAAGTATTAGCGTGAACACATCTTAATTGATTTTTGTAAAAGAGTGGCAGACTTTTGACAGAAACAAGACAGAGAATTTGGACATATACTTGCTATTATGGTATTAACGAAATATAAACAGTCCGTCGAAAGACTTTCGACGAACTTTGATTGTGTTATTATCCTTTTGGCGGATATGGATCGTTTCCATGAGAATCTTTAGTGCGTATTCGACCATCTTGCCCATGGATTACAAGTTCTAGTCCTTCTCTTCGTACGATATCCCTAGCTGTGTCGATAGCTTCTTTTTGAGTGTTATGCTTAGAAGAAGCTATCGTTGCACCACCTTTTTTAACTCGCCACCCACCATCAGGGTGTGGTGTAACGTGTACATTCTCTGGCATAATCATCACCTCCTTTTATACCAAATTAACCATCTTTTGATAAAATTCCTTCTTGTTTACAGAAGGAAAATACATTAACGAGGCGAATAAAACGGGTGAAAGGAGCGATGTGTATGTTTGATCTAGGCGGTGGAGTGGGACAAGAGAAGGTGATGGATCCTGGTGGAGGTTATACCGTATCAGACCCGGGAGCAATTTAAGAACGAAAGCATCTCGTTTATCGAGGTGCTTTTTTGATGTCGATATTTGTCGAACGGATTTTGTAGGAAAATATCTCCTTTTGCCGAATTCAGTAGTGAGGAGGAGTGAATCAAGTGTTAAGATATTTAAAAATTGAAGTAGTAAGCGAAAAGGAAATAAATAAATACTTAACAAAAGGTTGGGAAGTTATCGATACCACAAAAGAACTTCTTGGGGACGGAAAAAGCACAATTCTACAATATCATGTAGGCTATCCTGTTTCTAAGCATATACAAAACTTAATCGAAATCATTAAGGAATATGAAAAGTTTGGGTTTAAAGAAAAGTTATTCAAAAATAAGGCTCAAGAGTATAACGAGAACTTAGAAGATTATGATACTTCTGGATTCTTTAATGCTAATACCAATTTGACGAACTTCCTTAAGAATTATGAGTATATTGTAAATGGAAAAGAAGTTGAATATTATAAAAATCCAAAGAATGAAAACGTATATTTTGAATGATATTACAACTAAAAGCGCCTTAAAGGGTGCTTTTTTATGGAGTTGAAAACCTATGAAAGAATGGGCCTAAAAGTTTTACAAATCCAAAGCGTGGCGACAATGTCGTGACGCTTATTTTATTTGGAGATGGATGAGCACATGAACGTCTACAAAACACCTCAACAAAAACGAAAATTCTACGACAGCGATGAATGGAAGTTCCTGCGAGAAGAAGTGAAGAAGCGAGACAACTATGAATGCCAAGAATGTAAACGGAATGGATACGTGACCATTGATACCAATGAGTATAGTGAGAGTGCCAAACGAAAGAAGATACAGTTGGTTGTGCATCACATCAAAGAGTTAGAAGATTATCCAGAGTTGGCTTTGGAGTTGGATAATTTGGAAACGTTATGTGTTAAATGTCATAACCGAATTCATGGCAGAGAATTTAAAGCGACAAAGCCGAAATGGGATGACGAGAGGTGGTAACCATGCTTAGTTGTATGAGTAAAGAGAGGAGAGAAAGGTACCAAAGGTTAAGAGAGATTCGCCGAGAACGTGATTACCAAATGGGAACGACCCAATATGCTGACAGACCATATACATTTCGTAGTGCGAGAGTGTGTTTTAAAAATGGAAAAGCTGTTCCTGTTCATATGACAACTAAACAATTTATTAAAAAATATAATTTAAAAGTGTAGACACCCCCCCGGGTCAAAAACTTTCGTGTTTTTTAGACTTTGGGGCACCGGCTGTGGGACTGTACTGTCGAGATTTTTTGAAATTTACTCACGATAGGGGGGTGGGAACATTGGCGATGAGTATTACAAAATTAAAAAAGCAGCTGATGGAACGGATTGACACAGACGACATGGTTCAAGTAGAAAAAGTGGAACGATATATCGACCTGGTAAAATCGTTTCGGAAAATCAGTAAAACCATCAGTAAAGAGGGGGAGTCCGTAACAACAGTAAATGGGTCGCAGAGATTCACCAAGGCCCACCCTCTTATTGGTGAACGAAATAAAATCAATGCTCAAATTATCGCTCTTGGAAAAGATTTAGGGTTGGATCATAAGACGAAAAATTCTACCGACGATCAAGGTGGGTACAACGCTAGTGATTTAGTATGATTCGACAAAAGTATGTTGATGAGTATATCCAGCTTTATGAATCTGGAAAAATCAAATTTAACAAAGAGCGGATGTTATTAATTGAGTATCTTAGAAAAGATGTCTTGAGTAGAGATGATTTATATTTTGATGACGAAATGATTGAGAACTGTATTGCATTCGGTGAAAAGTGGTATTTCCCCTTACAGCCGTTTCAGAAGTTCTTAATTGCTTTCGTCTTTTTATTTTATAAACAAACACATCGCGTCTTTTACAGGAAGTATCTGTGGATGTTCGGACGTGGTGGCGGTAAAAACGGTTTAATTTCAGTGGTTACACACTTTCTAATAAGTGAACTCCATGGCATTGAAGGCTACAATATTTCGGTTGTGGCCAATAGTGAAGAACAAGCCAAAACGTCTCCGGATGAAGTTCGTAACACGATAAAGCGCCACAAATTATTACAATTAGCGTTTAAAACGACACTATCTCAAACCGTCTCGAAAAACAGGGAGTGTATTAAAGTTCCGAACGTCCAATGGGGAAACCAAAGATGGATTACGCGATGGTGCGGTTGTATTCGATGAAATACACCGATACGAAAGCAATAAGGACGTACGGGTTCACATCTCAGGACTCGGTAAGAAACCAAATCCGCGTGAATTCTACATCGGCACGGACGGGTATGTTCGTGACGGCTTTTTAGACAAACTCAAAGAAAAAGCAATGAAAGTGTTAACTGGTGATGCTCGCCCGAATGCTCTCTTTCCTTTTATTTGTAAACTAGATGCTGAAAATGAAGTAGATGACCCAGATAATTGGGAAAAAGCAAATCCGATGTTAAGTGAACCTCGAAGCGGGTATGCACAAGGCTTGTTTGACACAATTATGGAAGAATATGACGATTTGGAGGACGATCCGAGCAATCGAGAAGAGTTCATGACGAAGCGCATGAATTTACCGGTGACGGACTTAGAACGTTCAGTAGCAAAATGGGAAGAAATAGAGGCTACGAACCAGCCGATGCCGAACCTATTAGACCGGGAATGTATTGGCTGTTTAGACTTTGCTAGTATTCGAGATTTTGCCGCATGTGGACTGGTGTTTAAACATGAAGGAAAGTACCCTTTCATTACACACTCGTTTGTGAGAAAGGAATTTGCGGATAAGTACTACAGCTATTCTAGGAAACACGATGCAGAGATGGCCGGAAAGCGAAGGTTTGCCCCAATACGAGAATGGGAAAAACAAGAGCTTCTTACTGTTGTCGATGAAGCAACGATAAATCCCAAACATGTTGTGGACTGGTTTCTAGAAAAGAGTAAGTATTACAACATTAAAAAGATTATCGCCGATAATTTCCGCATGGAGATATTAAAAGAACCGTTAGAAAAAGCCGGTTTTGAGGTTGAGATTATTCGGAATCCAAGAGCCATTCATAGCCTTCTTGCTCCGCGGGTAGAAATGGGATTTGCAAATCAACAGTTTATATTTGGTGATAATCCGTTAATGCGTTGGTATACCAATAATGTTCTTGTGACGGTAAAGAATGATGGAAACAAAGAGTACAAAAAGAAAGAGCCTATTCGTCGAAAGACAGATGGTTTTCAAGCCTTTGTATACGGGTTGTACCGAGTTGAGGAAATTAGCGATTTGAACATTGAAGAATCGTTAGACATATTAGATGCCTTGAACTTCTAAGGAGGTGAGATTGTGAAGTGGCTTGGATTAGCGATATTTTAAAACGAAATAGCGAATTAGAGTGGATGTTAGATCTTGACCTCACCTATGAAACATCTCAGAGGGCCTATTTAAAAAAGATTGCCCTGGAGACTTGTATTAATTTTATTGGCCGTACCATTAGCCAGTCTGATTTTCGAATCATGAAAGACGGAAAACGAAGACTTGATGATTGGCATTATCTTTTAAATGTTCGGCCCAATACTGACCAATCGGCAGCTGACTTTTGGCAAAAATTTATCCATGAATTGATTTATGAAAATGAAGTGTTGGTCATTTTGACTGATAACAACGATTTGCTCATTGCTGATAGTTTTACCCGAGTTGAATATGCGATATATCCAGATATTTTTAAGGACGTGACGGTGAAGGATTACACGTTTCAAAGATCATTTAGGATGAACGAGGTTCTTTATATTACCTACAACAATGAGAAATTAACGAAATTCATGGACGGCATATTCAGTGATTTTGCGGATTTATTTAGTCGCATGATTGAAACAAGTATGAGAGCCAACCAAATTCGCGGGACTGTTAGTATCGATTCGACAACTTCTCTCGATGAAAATAGCAGAACAAAGTTACAAAGCTTTATTGATAAACTGTTCAATGCCTTTAAAAAAAATTCAGTTGCCATCGTTCCGAAGCTAAAAGGATTTGAGTATAACGAGGTGTCGAACGGTTCTTACAATGGGAAGTCGATTGAAGAGCTTACGAAATTAAAAAAATCGTTGATTGATGATGTGGCGGATATTCTAGGGATTCCTAACGCGCTTATTCACGGAGAGCTATCAGACTATGAAACAGCTATCAAAGCATACGTTAAGTTTTGCATCGGCCCGTTGGTTAAAAAGATTCAAGATGAGTTGAACGCCAAGTTAATTGAGAAAGATGAATACTTGGGCGGGTCTCGAATTGAGGTGAAAGGTGTTACAGAGAAAGATTTGATTGACCATGCGGAGGCAGTGGATAAACTTGTTGCAAGCGGAGCCTTTACACGAAATGAGGTGAGAGAGTTGTTTGGTGCTGAGCGATCCGACAATCCAGCGTTAGATGAATTTGTTATCACGAAAAACTATCAGTCTGCCGGAGCAGTTGAAGGAGGTGAGAAAGATGGAAAATAAGATTCAGTCCATCCCATACGAGTTTTTCAATAAGACGGATGAAACGAAAGATGAACATGAAATGGTCATTTCAGGAGCGATTGGAAAAGGTGGATGGTTTTATTCTGCGACGAGTGCCGAAGATGTCCGTAACGCATTAAAAGGTGTGAAAGCATCAACCGTTCGCATAAAGTTGAACAGCGGTGGCGGTGATGCGGACCAAGGAATAGAAATATATAATTTTCTAAAGGACTTAGATAAACATGTTATTGTAGAAGTTACTTCTCTAGCAGCATCTGCTGCATCAATCATTGCAATGGGAGCCAATGAGGTTATTATGCGTACTGGCTCAAGAATGATGATTCACGAAGCAGCTACTTTGGCTTGGGGAACAAAACAAGAAATTCGAAAAACGCTAAATGCACTTGAAACTTATGATGAATCGATCATCTCGATTTACCAAGAGAAAACAGGGAAAAGTCGAGAGGAAATTGCAAAATTGATTGAAGCTGAAACTTGGATGACTGCAGAACAAGCAGTCGAAAAAGGTTTTGCTGATAAAGTAGAATTTGAATCAACCCACAATAACATCACGGATGAACAGATGAAACAAATAGTTGACGCTGTAACAAATTATTTACAACAAAATAATCAATCAAATGAACCGAAACAGACAGAACCACCAAAGGTTTCTGCTAAGACTCGGTTCATTTTTTAATTATAAGGAGGTTCGAAATTATGACATTGAAATTAAAAGGGAAGATGGAAACCTATAACGAGAAGAAAAAGGCGTATATCGACTTGGTACAAAGCGGAGCTGATGAGGAGAAACAGGCAACAGCTTGGGCTGAAATGCAAGAAGCGCTTGTGAATGATTTAAAAGAAGTTATTACGTCCCAAGTGCGACAAGAAAGCCTTGACCAGCAAATCCTTGTTGCTCGTGGAAAGTCTAATGTTTTAACGGCCGAAGAACGACAATTCTTTAACTCGTTAAGTACAGAGGTTGGGTATAAAGAAGAAATTCTTTTACCAGAAACAACAATTGATCGTATTTTTGAAGATTTGACCAACGAACACCCGTTATTAAAAGAATTAGGTTTGAAGAACCAAGGGTTGACGACCCGTATCATTAAATCAGAAACAAGCGGTGCAGCTGTATGGGGTAAAATTTTTGGAGACATTAAAGGTCAACTAGATGCAGCGTTCAGCGAAGAAAAAGTAACGCAATCCAAATTAACGGCATTTGTCGTGATCCCAAAAGATTTATTTGAGTATGGCCCTGAATGGGTGGATCGCTTTGTGCGAGCTCAAGTTATTGAGACGTTTGCGGTAGGTTTAGAAAAAGGTTTCTTACTTGGCGCTGGACCTGTGAAGGATGAACCTATTGGTCTAATCAAAGACTTGAATGCGGCAATCGACCCGGTAAATGGATACGCAGATAAAACTGCCCATCCTGTCGCTTTAACATTCGCTGATTCTGAAACTACCGTAAAAGAATTAGCAAGCGTTATGAAAATGCTATCTGTAAAAGAAAATGGAAAATCTGTAAAGGTTGATGGGAAGGTTGTATTGGTCGTTAACCCATCAGATGCATGGAATATTAAGGCGCTTTACACATTCCTTAATGCGAATGGCGCATACGTAACAGTGTTACCGTACAACTTAAAAGTGGTTGAGTCTGAATTTATGCCACAAGGTCAAATGTTGGCATTCGTGAAAGATCGCTATGATGCATACATTGGTGGCGGTGTGAAAGTGAAGCGATTTGACCAGACACTTGCGATTGAAGATTGTGATTTATTTACGGCCAAACAATTTGCATTCGGTAAAGCGCACGATAACAATGCGGCCAAACTATTTGATTTAAACGTAAATGATATTTTAGAACCTGAAACTCCTTAATTTTAAGGGGTTTCTACTTTTTTATGGAGGTGAAAATCATGCCATACAAAGTAGTACGCGCTTTTAAAGAGTTGAAACACGAAGGGCATATTTATAACGTTGGGGATGCTTACCCGAAAGAAGGATTTAAAGCAACAAAAGCAAGGATAGAAGAACTTTCGACAACCAAAAACAAAAATGGTCGAGTTTACATCGAGGAAGTTAAAGAGGCTCCTAAGGACGAGGAGTGATGTAATTGATTATGCCAGAAATTTTACAAGAGTTTAAAGAACGTATGAAACTTGGGGACGAGGAAGATGAGAATCTAACCAGAATTCTTATTGCCTCTAACCTGAGTTTAATGCGGATATGCGGAGATTATGATTTAAGTCTTGATGAAGAATTTAAAGAACTTGTTTTCGAGCGTGCCCGGTATGTTTACAACGATGCGCTGGAGTATTTTCAAGCTAACTTTTTGACGCAAATCAACGATTTAAGGCTAGCAAAAGCATTAGAAGAAATACCAGATGAAGGTGATACGAATGAAACCATTTAAGTACAATCCAAATTTCAACACAGGTCAATTTCGACATCGTATCACCATCTTGAAAGCAGAAGTCGTCTTAGATGAATTGGATCAAGAAGAAATAGAATGGGTGGAGCACAAAAAAGCATGGGCGATGATTAAAACGGTAAAGGGTTCGGAGTATGCTGCAGCTGGAGCAGAACGGGCAGAAGTTATTTATCGTTTTATCATTCCGTATACGTCGGAGATAACTGCTAAAATGCAAATTTCATATCGAGGTAGAACATTCGATATCATTGAACCGCCAATCAATGATGACGAATTAAACAAAACGCTCACCATTTTAGCTAAGGAGCGTGTGTGAAGTGATTAATATCGATAATCTAGCCAACGAGATTACCAGCGCTGTTCGAGAATACACTGAAGATGTTTCTACAAGCATTGAGAAAAAGGTTGATGAAACGGCCAAAGAGGTCCTGAAAGAAACACGGAACCTAGCACCGAAAAGAACAGGTGAATATGCGAAGTCTTTCAAAATAACGAAAGAGGATTCATTCGGTTCAACCAAGAGAATCGTCTGGAATAAGAAGCATTACAGGCGTGTGCATCTTTTAGAAATGGGTCATGCAAAAGTGAATGGGGGGCGTGTTCCTGCATTCCCACATCTTAGACCAGCATATGAGAAACATGTTGCAGACCTGGACGAAGAAATTAAAAAGATTATTCGGAATGGTGGATAGAGATGAACATTCAAGAATTAAAAACAGAGCTGAATAGTTTGGGATTACCTGTTGCTTACAGAGAATTTAAAAATACTTCCGAGAATCCAGTGCCATCTCCACCCTTTATCACGTACCATTTCACTTTCAATTCTGATTTGATTGCGGACAATCAGAATTACGTAGATATTGAGAACTTTCAAGTCGAGTTATACACAGCAAAAAAGGATTTGGCAGCTGAAAAAGCTATACAGGACAAGCTGAAAGAACTCGGTTTACCCTATCAGAAATTCGAAACGTTTATTGACAGTGAAAAGTTATATCAAATGGTTTATGAGATTCAAATACTAGGAGGTTAGAAATATGAGTCAAAATAAAGTTACATTTGGTCTCGAAAAAGTGCATGTTGCCTTTTTCGATACAGATTCACCGACTCAACCGGCTTGGGATGCACCTCAACATATTCCTGGTGCGGTTCGTTTTGCACCAGAACCGCAAGGAGAGGAAAATACCTTCTATGCGGACAATGGCCCATACTTCACTTACACAAGCAACGACGGCTACAATGCAGAACTTGAAATGGCGAATGTACCCGATGATGTGAAAGCGAAAATGCTAGGTTGGATTACTGATGATAACGGAATGCTCATTGAAACAACAGACGGGGAACCAGCAGAGTTTGCTTTGATGGGACAAGTCCTTGGTGACAAAAAAAACAGACGGTTCGTATTCTACCGTTGTAAAGCGAGCAGGCCGTCAAAGGAAAATGCAACTCGTGCTGGATCAGTTGAGCCGAACACTGACAAATTCAGTTTGCGAATTCTCCCTGTCGAGATGGATATCAATGGTGAAATGAAAAACGTCGTTAAAGGTGATATTGAGTTAAGTGATACGAATCAAACAGAATTCAATTCATTCTTTGATTCAGTTTATGTTCCAACATTTGGAGGTGCTTAATAGATGAAAACCATAACACTTGGAAATCAAACAATTGGAATTAAATGCACCACGTTAACTCCTTTTTACTACAAACAAGCTTTCGGAAGTAGTTTACTAGGGGATTTATCTAGCTTAAAAGACGTTAAAGACGATTACACCAAATTAGATGAGATGCTTCTTCTACAATTTGCATGGGCAATGGCGAAAAGCTGCAGCGGTCCTGGCAAAGGATTTCCTGATTTTGAAACCTGGTTGTCTCAACTGAAGCAAGTTGATTTTTCGGACAAACACGTTTGGAAAACGGTATTGTTGGAGGTTAGCGACGGACTGTTTCCCAGAAGACCAAGACCTAATGGAAGGGGAGGACACAAACAAAAACAAAAACGATGAAATAAGCATTAGGCTGTTAGTTGCAGGAAAACGAGCAGGTCTTTCACTCGAAGAGATGAATGAATTTCGAGTGAAAGATCTTTTTTCTTTTATTGAAACGTATGCAGAACAAGTAACAGGCAAAGAGCAACCAACAAATAGAATGGCCAACCAAAATGACATAGATCAATTCTATTCCATGATGTAGAGGAGGTGAGGTGATTTGGCGGAAACGATAAGGGGCATAAACGTTCAGATTGGTGCTGATACAACTAAGTTGGGCAAAGCTCTATCAAACGTAGAATCAAAGAGTAAAAGTATCCAAGATGAATTAAAGCAAGTAAATAACCTACTAAAGTTGAATCCCGGAAATACCGAGGCGTTAGTACAGAAACAAAAGTTGCTGGCGGAACAAATACAAGCAACAAGTGAGAAATTAAAGACTCTGAAAAGTGTTGAAAAACAAGTTCAGGATCAATTTGAAAAAGGTGAAATATCAGAACAGCGTTATCGAGAATTTAAACGCGAAGTTGAATTTACGACTGTTGCATTAGACCGGTTAAAAAATAATTTAATCCAGACCGAAAGAGAACAACAAAGGATGGCCACATCCGCAAAACAGTTAGAAATTCTTATCCAAACCACAGGGAAAGAAATTGAAGACTTTTCAAGTGTGCTTGGCAGTCGACTAACGAACGCACTATTGAACGGTTCAGCAACTTCAGGACAGCTTGAACTGGCGATTAAAAAAATTGGAAAAGCTGCACTCGGAACAAATGTTGACCTGGACAAAATGAAACAGGCACTTTCATCTGTTGATGACGGGAACTCGCTGAAAAACGTCAAAAAAGAATTAAATCAGCTCGCAAAAGAGGCGGATGAAGCTAAAAAGTCTGTGGGAGACCTCGGCGTTGAGCTTGAAAACGTGGCGGGAGCGTTGGTTGCTGGCGGAGGAATTGCAGGAGCTGTTAGCCAGGCGTTAGATGTTTCATCATTGGATACGAAAATAGATGTGACATTCGAAGTACCCGAAGAGTCTAAACAAGCCGTAAAAGAGGCTGTACGAAGTATTGAAGCATATGGCGTGGATGCGGAAGCAGCTCTTGAGGGAGTGCGTAGACAGTGGGCGTTGAACAAAGGTGCGGGAGATGAAGCGAATTCAGCAATCGTCAAAGGTGCTGCGGCAATTTCTTCTGCATACAGCGGTATTGATTTCACAGAATTAATTCAGGAAACCAATGAAATCGCCAATGAATTAAACATTTCACAAGAAGAAGCGCTTGGTTTGACCAATGCGCTTTTAAAAATGGGTTTTCCTCCCGAACAACTTGATATCATTGCCGAGTATGGAGGGCAACTAGAACGAGCAGGATTTAATGCCCAAGAAATACAAGCCATCATGTCAGCAGGTATTGAAACGGGAACATGGAATATTGACAACTTGCTAGACGGTTTAAAAGAAGGGCGTATCCGTGTTGCTGAGTTCGGGGAAGAAGTACCGAAAGCACTCAAAGATTTGCTAAAAGGTACTGATATATCTGCCAAACAAATGAAAAAGTGGGGGCAAGCTGTTGCTGAAGGCGGTGAAGGTGGCTCTCAAGCTATGAGAGAGATTGCCAAGGCACTGAATAGTGTTGAGGATGAGACGAAAAAGAACCTAATCGGCGCCCAAATATTCGGGACGATGTATGAAGACCAAGGGCAAAATATTATCGATACGTTGTTGAATGCGAAAACGGAGATGGTTGATTTCAAAGCAAATCAAGACCAGCTAAATGAGTCTGTCTCACAAATGGACTCTTCTCCGGCGATAGAGCTGCAGCAGGCAATGGCTGATTTGAAAACTGCGGCAGAACCATTATTAAGCGTTATTGCTGATGTTGTATCTACAATTGCCAATTGGGTTTCAGAAAACCCTCAATTAACAGCTACTATCGCGGCTATTGCGGCGATAATCGGTATTTTAGTCGGGACAGCTATGGCGTTAGCCCCCGTAATCATATCAATACTTGGACTTCTCCCTGTTTTAGGTGCTGTTTTTTCGGCTTTAACGGGTCCAATCGGAATTGTCATCGCAACCGTTACCGGGCTTATTGCTATTTTCACTTCCCTTTATGAAAACAACGAATTGTTTAGAGGTTTTGTCCAGGAAACTTGGACACAAATACAGCTTGTTTTTGAACAAGCCCTAACCTTCATAAGCGGTATAGTGCAAGGGGTTATGGGAGAGGTTACAAGTTTTTTCAGTGAGCAATTAAAAGAGATCCAATTATTTTGGGAAGAGAACGGACAAGCCATTATCGGGACTGTAAAGAGTTCTTTGAGCTTTGCTAAAGAGTGGATATCTTCTTCAATGGAATTCATCAAAGGAGTTTTTCAAGTTGTATGGCCCATAATTAGCGGAATTGTAAAAGTAGCTTGGGGGATTATCAAAGCGGTTATTCGAACAGCTGTTGATGTCATTAAAGGCATTATTAAAATTGGCATGGCTATATTGCAAGGAGACTGGGGAGCAGCTTGGGATGCCATTAAAGATACAGCTAAAGATATCATGGATAATATTGTTCAATTCTTCGAAGATATTGATTTATGGCAGATAGGTAAGGATATTATCCAAGGATTGATAGATGGTATTGGATCAATGGCAAGTGCTGTTTCGAGAAAGGTGGCTTCATTAGCTTCATTGGTTCCTAAGGGCTTAAAGGACTTTCTAGACATAAATTCCCCGTCTCGCTTAGTTCGTGATGATGTTGGTAAATGGATACCTGCAGGGTTAGCTGAGGGAATTGAAAATAATGTTGGTGTAGTGAGTAAAGCAGTCAACAAGATGAGTCAGATGGCTGTTCCTTCAGTGCCAGACTCCTTTAATAACTCAGAGATTTATAATCCTGGAATAGCAGGAAATGCTGGAGTGGTTAGTCAATTAGAAGCGGGTCTACTTGGCCCAATTACCATCCAAATTCCACTCGATGGGGATGTAGTTGCACAAAAGACATTCAGAACCATCAAAGAGTTAATCGATTTTGATAATTTTAGAACGCAACAATTCGCGCGTTAGGAGGTGAATAAAAGTGGCATCTTTTTCGTTTAACGGGATTAAAAAAGATTATGTATATACGTTGAGAGGACGAAGACGGCCAGCTTGGGCACCAAGAACGTTAAATTGGTTGAATGTCCCGGGGATGCCAGGGGCTCATTTAGAGAGTGTTGAGACATCCCTTAGGCCATATGATGTGCCAATTGGTATAAAGGCAGAAAATATTGGCGATCTCCAGAAAATTAAAGAAGACCTTGCTGAGTGGTTACTTCACGATGAAATGAAGGAACTAATTTTTGAGGACGAACCGGACAGGACGTATTTCGCCATCGTGGATGGTACGTTTGACTTGGAAGAGCTAGTGAGAGTTGGAAAAGGGGTTATCACCTTTATTTGTGACCCCTATAAATACGGACCGGAAAAAGAAGCTGTATTTCCATCTGACGTTGTCAGTTTGAACTACGAAGGTACTGCCCCGGGTGATCCAATTTTTGAGCTAGAGGTCCTTCAACCCGTTACATTTGCCATGATTCAGAATCAGAACGACGATTATATGATGATTGGAAAGCCAATCAATGTTGTCGAAGATACGGCATATGAAAAGGAAACATTGCTCCTACATGATACGTGTTCGAGTCTGACAGGGTGGACAAACACGGGTACCGTTGTGGATGGTGTTGTTTCAGGCGACATGGTGACAAACGGGGCAGAGTTTGAACCAAACAGTTACGGCTCCTCTGTCAGCCAATGGCACGGTCCAGCGTATAAAAAAAGTATACAAGGAGGGCCGATTCAAGATTTCCGTTTAGAGACACTTGTTGGTTTCTATTCAAAGAACTCATCCAAGTATATCGGTAGGGTGGAAGTTTACTTGTTAGATGACCAAGGCCGAATGGTCTGTAAAGTAGCCTTAAAAGATGTGTACGACGGTAAATCAACTGGATGGGCAGAGGTAAGGGCTGGTGACTCCGATATCAATTATTATTTTGTGAATCATAATGAGAATAAGTGGAGTAGTTTCTTTGGCGTATTACGCTTGACAAGGGAGGGTAATAAATGGAAGGCTTACATTGCTAAAGTTGATAGAGATACAGGCAAACATCACAGTGTATATAAAAAATCATGGACTGATGTCGATAATGTTTTTTCTCGAAATGTAGCTCAAGTTCAAATTCATTTTGGAAAACGAGGTTCCTACAATCCTCCCCCTATGGAAGTTAGCGACATCAAAGTGTATAAATTGAATCCAGAACAAACGAATCAAACACCATACATCGCTCAACCGGGTGATGTTATTTTGTTTGAACATAAAAACAAAGACTTGTTGATTAACGGTGAATCTCGTAAGGATTTAAAGGATTTTGGCGCCAGATACTTCGAGCTCGAAAAAGGAGAAAACACCTTAATCGTCCATCCGTCAGATTCTTTCAACGTTTCCTGTCATTATCGAGAACGTTTCAAGTAAGGAGGTGATAGCTTGATTCACATTACAGACAGTCAAACAGACGTTATACTTGATGACATTCAAGAAGAGTTGTTCTGGAATGACAATCATCGGAAATCTCTAAAAGACAATCTTGAAACGTTTGACTTTACGACACTTGCAGATAAGCGTTTTTCAGAGCACCTAGCCAAACGGAATCGAATCATCATCCCGGATGAGGATGGAAAATATGTAGAATTCATCATTGAAAACACTCGTAAATTCAGAAACGCGCAAGGTGGTCTATCTTTCGAAGTGTATACTTCTGCTTCATATATCGAACTCGTGAAATCGAAGGTTATACCAGCGCAGACCACCCCAGCGTGGACACCTAAACAACATGTTGATTTCGCTCTAGCTGGAACGGGATGGGAAGCGGGAGAAATTCATTTTGCCGGTGCCCTTGCACTCACAATTGAGAAACACACGAATCCATTTTCTTATCTGAAACGCTTGGCAAGTGAATTTAACTTAGAACTTCATTTTAGGGTTGAAAAAGACGGAAATAAAATTGTTCGTCGCTATGTTGATTTGCTGGAGCGTGTCGGGATATGGCGCGGAAGAGAAGTCGAACTTGGAAAAGATCTCATTATCATCGAACGAAAAGAAAATATGGCCGACATTGTAACCGCACTGGTTGGTCTTGGTCCTGAACGTCAAGATGGTACAAGGCTTGAGGTGTTCGTTGAGGACAAAGACGCTCTTTCTCGTTGGGGACGAGATGGACAGCACTTAGTGGAAGTGTATGAGCCGCAATCGACTGACCAAGATATGACATTGGAACGCTTGACCGAACTCACAGAAAATGAGTTGGAAAAACGCATTAATTCGGTCGTTGAATATCAGGCAGACATTGCTGATTTAGAGAAGGTCCCTGGTCTTGAAAATGAGAAAATCCGGTTCGGTGACACTATCAAAATCAAGGATACAGCATTTAATCCACCACTTTATCTTGAAGCTCGTGTCCATACCCAAGAAAGAAGTATTAAGAAAGATGGTACAAAGAAGGTTACACTAGGCGATTATATCGAGCACAAAGAAGAAGATGTTTTAGCTATATGGAGGTCACTCCAATCTGAAATCCCAAGAAAAGTCTCCATGTCGGATGTGACGGATGTCGTCTATACAAAGCCAGAGGTTGACGACAAAGATACTTCTGTCTATCAAGATAGCACATATTATTCAGATAGCGTTTCTGAAACGAAAAAACAGGAAGCTATTATTATTGCAGCAAACGATGCAACCAGCAAAGCCAATCAAGCCGAAAACAACGCAAAAAGTCATGCTGATAACGTAGCAAGCCAGGCAGAACAAAATGCGAAAAGCTATGCAGAAAAGAAGGTATCTCGTGGGGGAACCCCTCCATCCAATCCGGTTCTCCACGACTTATGGATTGATGAAAATGACGGATACATCAAACAGTGGACAGGAACGGAGTGGAAACCTCTTGCGCCAACAACACCTGGGGAGATGGGGGCTGTTTCTCAAACCGAATATGATCAAAAAGTACAAGATTTAGAGAATGATATTTCACAAGCTCAACAAGACTTAAATCAAGCCAAGACCGATTTAGAAGCAGATATAGCAACAAAGGCGGATGCAACATGGGTAAATGGGCAATTACAAACGAAGGCAGACAATTCAACCGTACAAGACTTGCAAAATGAAGTTGCTGATAAGGCGGATGTTACGTGGGTCAATAATCAGCTCGTTACAAAAGAAACCATCATTACAAAATCGAGTACAGCGCCTTCGAATCCTGCAGCAAATCAGTTGTGGTTAGATACAAGCGCGACTCCTAATGTCCTAAAACGTTGGTCAGGAACATCTTGGGTAAAATCAACGCCAACAAGTGCTGGTGAAGTAGAGGCCTACACGAAAAGCGAAGTAGATAATGCTTTGAATAGCAAAGTTTCCGTCACGCAATACAACACGGACGTATCAGGTATTGTCACCGATTTGCAGTCCTATGAGTCACGAATCACCCAGACGGAAAATGAAATTGCAACGAAAGTATCACAGACAGATTACGACGCTTTAGAGGGGCGTGTATCTAGTGCAGAAACGAGCATTGTTCAAAATGCAAATGCCATTCAATCAAAAGTATCACAATCCGAATTCGATACACTAGAAGGAAGAGTTTCAACAACAGAAAGTACCATCACCCAACATACCAATCTAATTGAGCAAAAAGTGAATCAGACAGATTATATTACAGATAAGAATGGTATCGTTACACAGCTTGATGATCATGAATCACGGATCACTCAAACGGAAAGCGAAATTACAACAAAGGTCAGCAATACCACATACCAACAAGACAAAACAGCACTTGAAGGTGATATTTCATCTCTCAATACTCGAATGAGTCAAGCGGAAACGTCTATCACGCAGAACGCTAACAGTATTTCCTTGAAGGCGAATGCTACGGATGTCTACACGAAATCGCAAGTTGATAATAGTCTTGCCAATAAAGCTGATAATTCGACCGTAAGTGCAATTGAACAGCGAGTGACGCAGACTGAAGCAGTGTTAGTTGTACAAGCTGATGAAATATCAATGAAGGTAAGTCAAAAGGATTTTGACAGTTACACTTCAACAAATGATGCAAACATTTCAAAGTTATACAATCGAATGTCTAGCGCGGAGACAACTATCGTTCAAAATAGCAATGCCATAACGCTCAAAGCTAATTCTAGTGATGTGTATACGAAATCTCAGGTTGATTCATCTCTTTCTACAAAAGCAGATCAATCTGAAGTAGATAATCTAGAAACGCGGATTTCTACTGCTGAATCAACGCTAACGGTTCAATCTAATCAAATTGCTGCAAAAGTGAGCCAAACGGACTTTGACACATTCAAAAATAACACTGGGGGCAGCAATAACTTTGTCACAATCGAAAAAACAATCCCGTCTACCGGATGGTATCGTATTGCTCAAAATACCGGAAATCGTGCATTTGCTAAGTTCATTGTAAGAGAGAGAAGTTCAGGCAGACATTTAACAGCCATATTTAACGCCGGTATCCATTACGGTAAAAATCCAACTCTCACTTTAACAGGGTTTAGCAACTATGGAACTCAAGGAGTGACGAAAGCCCGAATTGTTTATAAGAGTACCTATGACCCTCCCTACCTAGAAATTTATTGTGTAGAGGGTGCGGTGGTACAGGTCTGGTGTGTGGATAATGTTCAATCAACCGGATGGACTAAGGTTGATTTTACGAGTGGCAACGTCCCTTCCGACTATACATCTAAAGAGTGGGATGTTACGGAAAGTAAACTAGTTGACGTTACCTCTGATAACGTAGCGTTAGATACAACAAAGGTAAATGGTATTCCTGCAAGTGTCGTTACATCGCGACTCTCAACTGCGGAATCATCCATAACCCAGCTTTCTAACGAGATACAGCTAAAAGTTAGTCAACAAGAATACGACATCGACATGGGTGATTTGACAGCCAGAATGACGAGTGCTGAATCGTCTATCACTCTTTTATCTGATGAAATTGACCTTCGTGTTGAAAAAAACGGCATCATTTCAGCCATAAATGTATCTCCAGAAACAATTAAACTTGATGCGAGTCGTATTGAATTCACTGGGCATGTTTTTGGTCATGATGCGACTTTTACAGGAAACCTACAAGGAGCAACGGGCGATTTTGAAGGTGATTTGAAAGCAAAGTCCTTGCAGGTCTTATCCGAATATGGCGGTTCGATAAGAATCGATACAGCCTATTGGGGCAGTGGAGGTTCGGTTTGGACACCAACTGGACAGGCCGTAATTGAAAATGATTTTAATAACGGAACTGACCCAGCATTACGTATAGCCCATGATTCGGTTAGTTCTAAATTGTTCTCTCTTAATTTGGAAGGAAAACTGACCATTTCTAATACAGGGGCTGGAAGTGGTTCGAGGGAGAAGGCGACATTAACCCTACAAAACTACCAACCAGCGCTTGATTTCGCTGATCTTTCAAATGGTGAGTTGGGAACGGCTATTCGAATTGAGAATGACTCAAACCATCTAAAATTTAATCTGATTAACCTTACAGATTTTGGTATTACAAAAGAGCTATTCCGAATTGGAACGGATCAAGTTGAATCTCAAAAGATGTTGGTGCGTGGACAATCAGAAACAATCAGAGTTGAAGCAGAGTCTGATTCTTGGGCTTATTTACGTGTAGCGAAAGGTAGCAAAGACATTGGCTACATTGGAGCCCCAACGACTTCAAACGACAATTTTTATGTCTATTCATACAACGATATTATTCAGTTCCAAAAGGGTTCAAAAGTCAATACAGAAGGATCTGCGACAAGGTGGCAAGCAACTGACACCCACTACATTTATCAAGACCGTTCTTCCGGAGTTATTCGATTCTACATGGGTGGTGTCGTCAAACACGCTTTTAATGCGGATGGGACAAAAACGGGTGGATCCATTGAAATCGATGGAGAGAATCTGGGAATGTCGCCGATTGATTCTCCACAAGTTCTGTTGTCTACCCTGTTTACCAATGTCACAATTCAAGCAGGGATTGAAACGGTCGTTCTTTTGGATGATAAATTTGCAAAAGCAGTAAGTGAATACGCTGTGTTTCCAAGTCACAATGTCAACATTCGAAAAGAAAAAGACAAATTTTTTGTTTTGAGTGATGTTGATTGTGTGTGTGACTTTGTGCTCTTCGGAAAACGCATAGGATATGAACATACTTATTGGATGGATATTGGAGCTTAAAGGAGGAATTTTAACATGCAAGTTAAAATTGAAAATGCAAAATTGAAGCAGGTCATCGACCTGCTTTTTGATTTGTCGTTGAAAGGGAAGCAGTCTCGTCATCGCACGAAGCTTATCAAGTTACTAAATGAGAGATTGGTAGAATACCAAAAAGATTTCAAAGAGCTTCTCACAGAGCATTGTAACCTTGACGAAAACGGAAACCCAAAAACAACGCCAGATGGCCAGCGTTGGGATGTAAAAGATGTGGATACCTTCATCAAAGATAAAAAGGAATTAGATGAGGAGGTGTTTGTAATTGAGGGAGGCAACTATCACGGAATGTTGATAACTGTGAAGGAAGTTCTATTAAACTGTGAAAAAGAATTCAGTGGTCAAGAAGCTATGATTTATGACTATATTTGCGAAAGATTCGAGGAAGGAGAAGATGAATAATGAACATTCAAATCACTAACGTAAATATGCGATATGCAGAAGGGCAACTATCTGGTGTTCAAGTTTACTTTTCAGGAAAGGATCAAGAGCAGACGATAAATCTGACTGGCCATGTGCCTCTTACAGCAGAGGAATATGCAGGGAAAGAGTCGATCGAAGCACTATCTGAATTAATCAGACAAAAAGTGAATGAAAAATTAACAGGAAGCGCTGCTGAATAGTAGGCTTTTTTATTTTGTTCGAAAGGCGTGATAAACATGGAAAAATCATTTCAAATCATTACAGCAGTGTTTGTAGGTTTAGTTCAATTCCTATATGGGGATTGGACTTTGCTACTCACCATCTTATTGGCACTCACAATTATTGACTTTATCACTGGATTAGCAGCTGGATTTGTTGAGGGGACGTTGAAAAGCAAAATCGGCATGGTAGGGATCGCGCGCAAAGTATTTATCTTTTTGATGGTCGCAGTTGCCCACCTTATTGACTTACTACTAATCGAAAGTGGTTTGGAAACAAAAGCATTAATTATGACGATGGTCATTGTGTTCTATGCCGTAAATGAAATCTTAAGTATTACGGAAAACGCCGGTAGAATCGGCTTACCGGTTCCAGATCAAATCAAGAATGCGATTGTTGTGTTAAAAGGAAAAGAGAGTGCGAAAAAGTAAGGTCGTCGATTGGCGGCCTTTTTATTATTTATTAGAAAAGGAGTGTTTAAATAATGGTTGAATTAATCATTGATCCAGGTCACGGAGGGAAGGACCCAGGCGGTGGGAGTAATCAGTATTGGAAAGAAAAAGACATGGTCCTTGATATTTCCCTATACCAATATAAGCGTTTTAAGGAATTAGGTGTTCCAGTAGCACTTACTAGAGATAAGGACGTATATTTATCACCATCTGAACGTACGCGCATTGTTCGAAATAGTGGAGCAAAGCACAGTATATCGAACCATATTAATGCTGGTGGCGGGGATGGAGTCGAAACGATTCACTCTATTTTTGCAGATGATGAGCTTGCACGTCAGTTGGCGTTAGAAATCACAAAAGAGGGGCAGAATTTAAGACGCGTATTCTCACGAACTTTGCCATATAACTCTAAAAAAGATTATTACTACATGCATCGTGATACGGGTTCAGTGAATACTACAATTATCGAATATGGTTTTGCCGACAGTAAAAAAGATGATGTTCAACAGCTTCTAAAACACTGGAAGGACTATGCTGAAGCTGTTATTCGAGCATACTGCAATTTCATCGGTCATAATTACACACTGCCAAAACAAGGCGTTCAAAAACTTGCTGATTCACCAATCGAAAAAGTATGGAAAGTTGTAAAAGTAGTGAGCGACAAATACGGTATTTATGGTCGCCCTGTAGAAGGATGGAAAGAGGAATCGGAAAAATATTTAAACTGGACGTTCGTTGTTCGAAATCAGCAAGTTGTTAAAGGGAAGTTGTGGTACGAGTTGACACTAAACGGGAAAGTGTATGGTTGGATTGCTGCTCATCAAACAGAAGAGCGATCATTCCGATGGGCTTACGTAAAAGAGGATACAAAAGGATTTCTTCATTCGGACTTAAAAACAGTTTTTGGTGCGGTCGAAAAAGGTTCGAAAATCGCCATACTGGATGAATCAGATGATAAGTTTCTGATTGTTCATCGTAACCAGCCACAGTGGGTTCAAAAGAAGATTGTTGAATTCTAAAGGGGTCAAATGCACAAACTAATAGATGCATGATGCAGACCATCACGCATTAGCACACCAGCCATCATGTCACAGCAAAGCCCACTCCATTTTGGTTTAGTGGGCTAATAATTTTTATTTGTAATACACTTTTATCTCTACTCCTAGAGTTAATTCCTTTACAACTACTACTTCTTTATCTTTTTCAAAATCGTAATCAACTTCTTTGATTTTTCCTCCTACAAAAGTTGCAACAACGTCATTTATTGTACCAGCATCCATTATCTTTAATAATTCAATGTTATTTTCTTTAGGAACATATCCGATATGGTGTTTTTTATTCTCATCAAGTTTTACAAATACTTTTATGGCATTTTTATCGAATTCATTATCAGGATCTTTTTCAAATACGATGCATTCTCCAAATTCAATTTCTTCAAATTCCGAAATTTCTTCGAATCCCTCTAAAATTTCCGAGTTCGTTAGACCAGAATACGACGGAATATCGTTATCTCTAGCTATTTGCTTACCGATTTTTCTTAATAAACTTTGTATATCTTTTCCCTCATCGTTTTCAAAAGTGACCCCTGCAACATTAAATAAAATCATGTTCTGAGCGGATTCGGTATGTTGTGGCTTAGTAAGCGGTTCATTTTCTAGAATGTTTTCGATAGTTGTTTTTTCTACAGCTGTTTTATTAATGCCACTATTGTTTCCGTTCTTAACCGATTTCTTTTTTACTTTCCATGCGAATTTACACTCTTGGCACTGGTTCAGCTTTGGTAGCAAGAAAGATAACGGTGAAATCAAAATTAGCAGAAAAGCCAAGAATAAAAATGGTACAAAAATTAACCCTAGCCATATCATACAACCGCCACTACAAAATAAGACTAAAAACCAAAACCATTTTCCCCGTGTAATAACTGAACTGCTGCCACATCTGGGGCAAGGCTCCCAATATTTACTCATATTCACCCTCCCGAAATATACCATTTGTGTTAATTATAACTTGTAATATTATTTTAAACTATCCTCTGTTTCGGTCTTTTAACTTAATCACTTCTCACCGATTGACGATTCGAGGAATTGATGAATTGAAGGAATGATATGGATTGAATTACAGAATAGAGAAAACTCTGTACTTTATTTTTATGAATTTATTGTAGGAAAACACAATAAAATAGAATTCCTAAAACAGAAGAAAAAAGAGGCATTTTTTAAGGTGAAAAATGAGCTCTAAAAGGGGTGGAAGTTACGCTTCTAAACAGGGCTTAAAGCCTTGTCAGAACTGAAAGGAACCTGTTAACCCCTATTAACAGTCCAAAATTAACAGTTAAAGTGTTAATCTTGAACTGTTAATCTTGGAGCAAATCATCACATAGTCTAAAGAAAAACTTACAAAGTAAAAGGAAAGTCACAAAACGGTTATAGGGTTAATGGTTATATCAGTACAATCGTCATTCAACATTAATGTCCGCTTATAAAAACATCGATAATCCAAAATTCCACTATTACATCCTCAAACAAAAAGCAGATGTTTTCCATGCGATGAAGAGCTTTTTTAGAAAAGAAGAAAATGAAACCCAATATGTATAACACTGAGAGGTGTCCATGAAGAAATGGACACCTTTTTTTGATTGTTACAGAAAGTTTAAGTTCAATAAAGTGTTAAAGTGTTCTCTTTTTAGTCTTTTTTGGTGTCTAGCTCCAAGCGCCATCAGCTCGGGTCGCTTCGGCCCTGCTGTGGCGACGGAAGCCTTCTCATAGGTCCTCCAGCGCCCTTCGCCTAAGGACTTGCGCTTTGCGCTTTTTCTGTGAAAATAAAAATTATACATGAGCTGAATGATTGATCATGATAGGTAGATGGTAGAAAGGAAACCCCGGGGAGAATAAATTTTCATATCCGGGGTGTGAGTGTAAAATCATGTATGTTTCTTATTGATGGGGTTGGTGTGGTACTATACATTGTACATGCTAAATTTTAATGGTGAATAGAATGGATGAATTGTTAAAAGTATTATTGAATTATCCAAATGGAACGAAACTTTATTTAAAGTGGAAAAGTGGCTATGAAATAGTTGGAAAAATTGATACGGTTTATGAGACTGATAATGGTCTAGAAATGAAT